TAACATCTCACACTCTCTGGTAGACTTAATGTAGTTAACCTCTCCCTCATTTATGAGAGTTATGGTCTTATTTTTGTTATTGGTCTTGATGTTAAGAGATCCTGGGGTCACCGGAAAAAGAACCCCATCAATATATAATTCATACATCTTTAGTGTTCTCCTTCCGCTGCTGCATTCATTTCTTCCTCAATTTTGCTACGCAAATGCTCTGCCATTCCATCTAAATCCATGTCATTATTTACGTTGTTGTGGTTGATCATCTCAACCTTGATCTGTGCTGTTGTAAATTTATTCACGTACTCGCGATCAGCGATATCTCTTAAATACTTCAGATCTTCACTGGATGCGGATAGTGTATTGGCTGTTTTAGCTGTATTCTTTGCAGTGTCTGCCGTATTTGCCGCTGTCGCTGTTGCTACGTTACTGGACGCAAGCGCATTTGGATAATTATTCGTGTTTGGAGTATTGGTAGCATTAGAAGATATGGCATTCTTCATTTTACTGGTTACACCATCTCCCCATGCCGCCCCTGCAGTATATGCATCCTTGACCCATCCTTTCTGGTAAGTGTCATACGTCTTTACTCCTTTACTAAATGCAGCCGGCACGCTGGCATAATCTTTTGTATTCCCGGCAGCTGCAGCCGCTTTTGATGCATAATTATCTGCTGCCCCCGTAATTCCAGAATAGTCAAAGTCTACAAAAGGAAGTTTATTCAATGCCGAACAAATGCCAGATACTACCGTAAGTGCTGTAGACAGCATGTTGTACCAGAGTGCCTGTACATGACTGATCGCATTGTGAAAAGCAATTTCAACATTGGTTGCACATGCTCCCCCTGCGTTCCATATTCCAATGAAAATATCTGCAACTGTTAATCCCCAATTTTTAAAATACTGGATAACAACATTGATTCCACCAGTTATCATTCCGAAAACTGACTGCGCAATATGCCCTGTTCCGGTAAATTTATTTGCCAGTATTCCAATTAGAACTATAAGTGCACCTATTGATATGGCCACTATCGCTGCAGGGTTTGCATTCATTGCAGCATTATATATCCATTGTGCTGCAGCAGCTGCTTTTGTTGCACTTGTGGAAAGCAATTGCCATCCATAATAAACAGTAAGCGCCGCTGCCACGCCTTCAACAATAGGGCCTATAATTTGCCAGTTGTCTGATACAAAAGTTCCTACTGATCCAATTCCTTCAAATATATCAAGAACCACACCGGCTACCACTGCAAGGTCATTTATTGCATTCGTTGTAAACGTTTGGAAGCCATCTGTATTTGCAAGATCATTAAGTCTCTGTAGAACCGGCTGAAATGCCATAGTGGCATTATTTTGAAATACCGTCCACATTTGCCCCCATGTCATAGGCATAGATTCAAAATTAGCATTTATCTCATCTGTTGCCGCAAATACTGCTTGTTTCACAACATCTGCCGACAGTTCCCCATCTTGTGCCATACTTCGAATCTTACCTATCGGGACATCAAGATAATCTGCAATATTCTGAATCAGATTCGGTGCCTGTTCAAAAATACTGTTCAACTCATCTCCACGCAGCACACCAGATCCTAACGCCTGTGATAACTGCAATTCTGCATTTGCTGCTTCCTGCGTAGACGCTCCCGCAATTGTCATCTGCTTTTGGACTAAATTTGCGAACTGGACAACTTCTGCACTGGAACTAAATGCATCTTTCGCATTATTACCAAATCGAGCAACCACACTCGCCATATCTCCTAATGATCCTCTGACATCGTTTGCAGCCACATAAACCATGTTGTACAAATCGGCCGTACTCTGCAATCCGTCATTCATCATATTTAATCTGGATGTAGTCTGTGTGATCTCATCCGACATCTCCAAAATTTTTCCAGCCGTCTGAATACTCAGGTACGCCCCTGCCATTCGTTTAATTGCCGAAACTAAATTCGATGATTCACTTGCACCGTTTTGTAATGACTGATTAAATTGTTCCTGCCTTCGAATATTATCATTGATCGGACTACTCGCCTGTTGCATTGTTTGATTGAATTCTTCCGCAGCTACAGTTGCCTGTGCAATTTCATTCCGGGCAGCTTCCAAAGATGCCGTATTCACACCAGCATTCATTGCCTGATCCATATCATAAATCGAAGAAATTGCCATATTCACAGAACTGATGATATGCATAAGAGGGGCGCTAAAATTGTCTGCCAACTGTATTCCCGTTGTAATTGTAGCCATATCATCACCGCCCTTCTGCTTCCTTCGCTATTTTCTTTGCCTCTTCCTTTTCCGCTTCAATTCTTATATCTATACAGGCAATAATAAAAGCCTTCTCCTCCTCTTCTAAAGCAACCCATTGGGAAGGGAGAATGTGGAGCTTGTGCAATGCATAATATGCATAGTTTGCTTCCGCATCCCCTTCCTTAATTAGTTTTTTGCCTGTTTAGTCTTATCCTCTAAAGTGTCAAATCCCTGAAAATTCTGAACCCATGCAGAAAGATCCTGATATTCTCCCGGATTGTCAATCATTGCATACAAAAGTTCTCCCGGTGTTTTTACTCCATAGGAATCCTGCAGTTCCTTATTGTAAAGATCTGGATCAACAATGCTTTCCGTAATTAAATTATTGATGTATGCTGACGTATCCAGTTTTGGACGGAACATATTTGGTTTACCGGTCACCGGAACTTCTTTGGTATGGCTCTCACGAATTGCTTCGTTTCGTTTTGATGTAATCGGGCGGAACTCAAACTCCAAAGGATTGCCATTTTCGTCCACAAAAGCTTTCGATGGTGCATACTTCCCGTTCTCTCTCTTGATTTTGTTTTTTGCTAAAAATCTACTTAAATTTGACATATGTTATCTCCTTTTCTTTCCATATAAAAATCCCCTCATGCAATGCACAAGGGGAATATATTACGCTGCTAATCCAATAAGTTCCTCAAATTTCTTTGGCATATCGAAATCATCGAATGTGAATTCGACATCCTCATCAAGATAAGAATCTGATGAAGCATCGAACTTTGCAAGAATGCCTCCATCAATATTACACTGCAACAGGGTAATGGTCTGCGATCCTGCATCACTCGATGGATCATCATTTGTAATCTCCATTTCAAAATACACATCATCTCCGGTATCTTTGAAATTAAGCATCATTTCGCGAAAAATACTGGTATTGTAATGCATCGTGCAAGAACCAGTTCCTTCCCACGATACGGATTTATTTCCTTTACCGGTTTTTCCAAGCGAAGGAATTTTCACCTTATTTTTTTTGAATTTCGCTTCCATCTTAATCGCTGTCATAAGGTTATATCTCCGCTCTCCAATCGTGACATAACACTGGGCAAGAGCTGCAGAAATGGAATCCTTTGCCAACATTACATTAGACATTTACCTCACCTCTTCCTATTTCACCACTGTAGTCATGTACATAATACTCATGGTGTTTACCACCTCAACAGCATTCTCGACAACTACAGATTTCTTTGTTTCGCCCCGCATCACAGATACAAAATCACGCTTGAAATTTTCAATTGCACGTAAATTCTGTAATTTTTCCCGAATCTCACACAGTCCACTTTTCAGGCTGTTCCGCCCAGGGGCATCATTCGGAAACTTTCCACGGAATCTTGTTTTAAAGAGCAGCGCGTCATCATTTGCTAACTGATCCGCAACACGGACCGTCTGATTATCGCAGAAGAACTCGTTACATTCCTCTGTAACCGTCACATGTGTATTGATATCACTGAGGATTTCAATTTCATCATCATTTCTGTCAAATACAAGCTGTCCCTTTTTGATATAATCCTCCAGATCATTGTCGATCGGCTCAATGGCAAATTCACCATCGTACACTTTGCCCTCGCAGGATTTGTTTACCGCTGTGGCACACTCCACCCCTGTCAGCCAGTATACTGTAGATGCTTCAGGCCATCCTTCATCTGTTGTTTTGTTTGGTGTGGAAATAACACCCATATAGTCAGCATCCGACTTATAAAGTACAAGCTGGAACTTCTTGCCAACCTCATCACGCATACGCTTTACATATGCCACATACAGCTTCTTAGTTACCTCGTCAGTAATCACAACGCCCATGGTATTGAATCCATAAGCTTCTGCCTTTTCAAGATACTTCGCATGCGCATCACCATCAACCGTACCATTCGTTCCACCAGTCAGTGCCGCGGATGCAACTGCTGCAAGTTCCATGGATTCTGTTTTAAAAGAAACATAATCATTGTCTTTCAGATCAGCCGCTTTCTTGACATTCTGCACCTCAATACGGGATGTATCAAGATATGTTGTTACATTCCATGAATCCGGATCATCTATATCCTTTGCGATGGAGATCTTGATATCATTTCCACGGATACCGGTGTACTTTGCCGTAGCATAGTCATTAGCCGCTTTTACCCCACCGCCGTTTAACCGGTATGCATACAGTACCAAAGTCCCCCCGGCAAACAGATCCCTCAGACCTTTCATTTTTTTATCAGTATATCCATATCCGAAGATCTTTTTCGAATACTTCTGCATATCCCCTGTGGTAACCTTAAAAATTTTATCTTCTGGTCCCCAGTCAAGTTCCAGCGGCATTGTTGCAATACCGCGGTCCGACAGTGCCGCGGATGCAATCCCTGCGCTCACGACATTGATATACGCACCCGGGATTACTTTGTTCTGGGTTACCCATGTTCCTCCGCCAAATGGCATTTATCTCACCTCTTTCTTCAGATAATCGCCGATGATCTTATCCACCTGCGCGATCTTATATGTCTTTCCGTTTTCCAACAACGCCTCCAACAGATCCCGCTTTTTCTTATAGCGTTTGGATTCTGCCAGCTGCTGCTTTGTAAATACATCCGCAAATACCTGTGGTTTTACTTCTGTATTTGTTTCACCCATATCGCACCTATCCTTTCAAATGTAATATTGTTGTCATAGTTTCCATAAGAGGAGCCGGAGTCTCTACCTTGCGGACGAAATAATTGTAATTTACAAAGAAATTCAGCACTCCGTCTGTAATCTCATGATGCATATCCGTCCCTCGTACCGGTCTATCTGCATCCAAAGGCGTAATATTCTCCAACGCCCATAACATACGATCAGCTACATCACGGCATTCACTATTCGGATTGTCCACAGATTCCGGGAAATATTGTATACAAAATGGATTGTCCATCAAATACCGTTTGGATGGGAAATCTGTCTTGGATGGATTTAAGAGGGTAATAAAAAAGCAAGGCTCTTTCAAGTCCTGCTTTATTTCCTCTGTATAAATTTCGTAATCATCCCCAAACTCTTCGTTTAGGGCAATTGCTATCCCGGCTATCACGTTGTTAAGCATTAAATGCACCTCCAAAGAACTCTGCAAACCTCTTTTCAAGCAATTGTGGGGCGATTTTACGAATCTCGTTTTCGGAGATTGTCATCATAAAATGCCCTCGCACCCATCCTTTACGATTTGTGGTTACATGTCCATACTCAACATAAGAAGCATATTCAACCGGATTCGTAATTTCAATTGTATATTCATCACCACTTTTTGTAATTTTAAGACCATCAATGGCCTGCTTCACGTTCTTACTTCCAGCAGTCCATCCTCTTCGCAATGTACCGCCTTGCTTTCCTGCAACTTTATTTCCTTTATGGATAATTCCTGTTTCACAAGTATAAGAAATACCTGAATAATTGCCTACCGGAGTTCGCTTAATAACATATCTGAGTAATCTGGCAGCAAGCTCTTTGGCACAAGCTTCACAGAACTGCTGCCGTTTTGCTTCATCCTCCAGTTTTTTAAGATTCTCCTGAAGCTTTACCAACTCTCGCATATCCACGCTTCCCATTCCCATCATGCATACCTCTCTGATAATTGCAACACAATCTCCTGATGTGTCGGATATACTGCTGCCACACTGCCGCATTCATACGTCCGTGTTCTTCCCGCCTGTGTCACCATGATCTTGGCTCCC